TATGAAGATCAAAGTAAAAGTTTCCGCACTACAGAGGAAACATATATTGATAAAAACTATACTGGAAGAAACGGCGAAGGTTGTAACTTTGCTAAAACACGTGTAAGAACTTTAAGGAAGCCAGTAATTGGAGATAAATTCTCTTCTAGACATGGACAAAAAGGAACTGTAGGAAATATATTGGCTGAATGTGATATGCCTTTTACAAAAGACGGTATAAGACCAGATATTATCATTAATCCACATGCAATTCCATCTCGTATGACTATTGCACACCTTAAGGAAACAATGTTGGGAAAAGTTCTCGTGGAATTAGGAATGTTTGGAGACGGAACTAGTTTTGGAGATTTAGACGTATATACAATTGCTAACGAATTACAAAAATGCGGTTACGAGAGCTATGGAAATGAAATTTTGTATGATGGTGCAACAGGAAAACAGCTAGAAACTAGTGTTTTTATAGGACCAGTATTTTATCAAAGACTTAAACATATGGTAAATGATAAGGAACATAGCCGTTCTATAGGACCAGTAGTGAATTTAACTAGACAACCTGCAGAAGGAAGAAGTAGGGATGGTGGCTTTCGTATAGGAGAAATGGAAAGAGATGTCATGATTGCTCATGGGATGTCAAAGTTTTGCAGAGAAAGAATGTATAATGTTGCAGATAAATACGCAATACATGTATGCAAAAAATGTGGTATGACGGCAATGTTTAATAATTGTGATAAAGGTGTTATGTACTGTAAGCAGGGTATGACAGTGCATAAGTGTAATACTTGTGATAACACTACTGATTTTGCATATGTTGAAGTCCCATACGCATTTAAGTTGATGTCACAGGAGCTTCAGGCGATCAATGTTGTTCCTAGAATTCTTACTACTTGATAGTTATTTGCGTTTGCCTTTGCTTTTAGTTTTTCTTTTCTTTTTACTCATTCCACCACGAGAACGACTACTACGACTACTACGACTACTACGACTTCTACGAGAACTACTACGTGATTCTGGTGTTAATCCTAAGGAATTTAATTTTATTAGACTGTCATTTGATGATAAAGAAGGTCTGTAAAAAAGATTTTTAGATGTTCTTTTTTTTTGTTCAGATATAATGGGCGATTGTTGTTTATTTTTTTTGGTTTTTCCTAATGGGTTTCTAATTTTAACTCCTAAGAATCTCATTATACATTGTTATCATATAATTTAATGCGATCACCCATATTATCTACTACGCATCTCAGAATATTATAATGCTTGTCCTATTTCTTGATCTGTAAACATGTGTTCTATTGCTGCGTTTTCTCCTTTGCTTGTCCAAATATCCATTACTGTTTTATTTTTACTGTCCATATCTTTGTAAAACATATAAGAAGTGCCTGTACTTTTGGATGGATGTTCTATATTTTTACCAAAATCCCTAAATATTTTAGAATCGTACCATCTATCCATACTTTCAAATGATGGTTTATTGAGTATCATTTTTTCAAACACGAATAAATTGTAATGATCGTGTGAAGGATTTCCACTGTATTCAAGTGTCATTTCTCGTATAAGTAACTTTCCAGTTTTATGCCACATACCGAATTTGTCAACAATTTCATATTTTTTATCATTGATAATAAGATCTTTACCACTCAACATTTTTTACTTATAAATGTTATTCAATAATATTTATATTATTATCCATACCACATTTTACTTTAATGTAAAAACTTTGGTATAGTAAGCCCAAAAGAATATTCCTACGAAACATTTTGAGAGAAGATCTAGAACGTTAAAAATTACATTCTTGGTTACTTCATCTAAAAAGTATACTATGCCGTAAAATGCCCACAAAAACACAAAGGAAAAGAAAAGGATTGAATTGTCAAAATTATATTTAGGAGAAACATATTTGGAATAAATGAAATAGTACAATCCTATGAAAAACAAAAATCCAACCGAGTTTGCTATTGTTTTGTCTAACATTTGAATTTCTCCTAAATATCCAGCTCCTAACATTCCATAATTCATTGCTAAAATTGCTAAAAAGGAAAAGAAATTCAAAGACCCTGATTTTGAATTGTATAAAAGTGCTAGTACCAATACTAGCAACATTATAGGTGTAGTAATTGACCAGTCAAGATATCTCGTATAATTTATTTTTTTGTAGTCTATTTTTTCATCATTTTCAAACATTGACACAAACTTGCCGTAAAAAAAGGCGGCTACAACCGAAATACACGTCTCTAAATTTAAAATGTTACGGATTTTTGAATCCTTGGTGCGAACCGATTCTATAAAGGTAATTGTTGCAGTTGTCATTAAAAATGCATAGGTTACGTAAAAACTAGAGTTTATCATTTGCTTATTAGATACACTTAACATTATATATAAACGCCATAATTTAATTATAATTACATACCTAAAATATAATAATAATGGATGGAGATTTTGAACAAGTCCAAGACAATAGCTTTATAAATGACATAAGAGATTTGAAAGATTTCAAAACAGTTACCTTTAGTGGATATAAGAAAACAGAGGTGAAAAAAGAATTCATAAACAGTATGTTAAAGTCTAAAGTTGAAAATGCATGCAATTGGTGTGCTGAACTTGTTTGTTCTGGTCATTATATGGATATATGGGAAATATTGTTGTTATTCATGGGAAAACATATACATTTAGGAAATCCAAAATTATCTGTTTATTTGGAAAAAAGGTTTAATGTTTTTAGAAATATTATGGTTCAAGGTTTGTATTATGATGAAATGCAGTTGAGAAATAATCCTACTATCCGAAACATGTTTGCTGAAATATGCACTGTTTTTTCTTTATCTCCTAAGAAACCATCATTAGAATGTATGAAAATAAATCGCGGAGAAGATTTTGATATGACACAAGTTTCTAATAAGTTAAAGGCAGATTCTAATAGATATTCTGAACCTATTTTAAAAAAAAAAGATCCAAAAGAAATTGCAATAGCAATAAACGAATTTTGCTTTCAAATATCTTCCAACGATGGTCATATACCAAACCTATCAGACGCGTGCTATTGGATTGAATGGATAATTTGTTTTGATCAAATCTGCAAAAAACGGAAACAACAATGCTATTTAGAAAACAGAGACCAAATACCTGTAGAGCATAAATTTCAAAAGGAAATAATATGGGCTATATGGGATTCGTTATTTTATTACTGCAAAAACGATACTTATTTAAAAACAGTTTTAAATTCTATTTTACAGTTATTTTGCGTAAAATTTAATAATGCCTCTATTAAAAAAAGAATATATCTTCTATATTTTGCAGTATCTGTGGTAACTGAACCATTTACTCGTAATGTCAACATGATACAAGAAAAAGAAAAAGTACAATTGTCGTTGAGTAATATAAATTTTTTATATAAGAATATCAAAAAAGAGGAAGTGAGCCCTCAAACCGACTATTTATTCGCTGGATTGCACCAACCATCTAATATTGAAAAGACTATGCAAAAATTAGATATTTTGAATTCAGTTAACACCCCATCCATTAAATACGATGGTGAAAATTTCCCAGAAAAATTCATTGACGAAAACATTGAAATAGATGTTTCAGATCTATAAATACTATGAATTAAATATATATATAACAGTATTTTATGTTTTATCATATGAAATGATATTGGTATTACCGTGTCAAAATACTCTAAGACCGTTTTTAGAAGCCCATAATTTATCGTTAGTGCAACAATTATCTATTTCATTTGTGATCGCTCCTCATGGAATAACTGATGTAATTCACGCTAAAAAATACAAAAAGATGAATGAGCTATTATTCACTTATTGTAGTACTTTTATAGCATCAACCGCTTTATTTGATGAATATTTTCCTTCTTTATTTATTGTGTTTTTCATATCTTCGGTCATGCATTTTAATCACGATTTAAACCTTTTTATTTATGAAAAAAGAACAAATTATTTACAGAGCGCGATACTACTTTTGTACTTTATAAATTATCCTTTGCCTTTTTTAAATTATATGAATTTCATTCATGTGCCATTGCACTACAAAAAATCTTGGCCATTTATAAAGTCAAATATTAGTGAAGTTTCAGCATTAATACTTATTGTAGGAACCGTATCATTGGTTACTTTGCATTTTCCGTCAAGTTTTGCAACCAGTACTTCTATTGGTATTATTCTTGGTCACATAATTTACGAAGAATTATTTGTTCATAATAAACATTTTTCATTATGAGCAAAATTAATATCTTTTTATTCTAAAATGAAGAACCGAAACTTCCTCCTAATAAACCATTTGCAGCCATAGGCCCCATGTCAAAGGAATTAACAGCAGGAGAACCTCTTATCATTGCATCTGGACCTACCTCTTGTCTTGTTGTTACCATAGGAGCAGGTGGAAACATGTCTTGTTGTGTTGTGTCAATATGATCTGCTCTGCTAGGTACATGTCTATTTACTTGTGGTGCGTTTCTTGAATTATTTTGACTTTCACCATTATCTCTGGATCCTGACCATAATTCCATTGCTCGATCGACCAAAATATTTACTTTAATGCCAATCTTTGTCTGAATGCTAAGAATTAGTATCATAAACGCTAAAATAACGTTTGTTAGCGTAAGACTTTCATATTTGAATTCACTATATGTAGGAATATATGTTATTACTCGATGAATAATAATAATGCCTACAAACATTACAATTAACTGTATAAGAACTTCGATTAAAATTTCTACAGACGACTTGTCTGAATCGGCATCTGGAATAAATCGTTGAATTAATTTATTTAGCAACAAAATAGGTATAACACCCAACAATGAATATTGACCAACATTCAAAATCTCTGCTTTCCCTTCTTCAGTAGTAGAAAAAACATGAGATATAAAAGATTTTCTGTTACTTATTGGTTCTAATGTATTTGATTCATTGAAATTCATTATATGATTTTAAAGGAGAAATTAATCCTAAAGTTTATTATTTTGTCAACTACGGTTTCGTTTTCTCGTATATTTAGCGGAAGATCTTTTGTAAAAACGCATTCCCTTTTTAGATAAATTCATAAAATTACTTAGAATTCGTTTTTTTGCAGTAAAATTAAAACCAGCACTGGGAGCTCCAATGTTTTTTAACTTGCTTATTGGTTGTTTTTGAATCGATACCGTCTGTTTTCCTTTTCTTTTCTTTGTAAAATTTAACACATTTCCCAATTTAGAACTTTCACTTAGTGTTTTTATAGCACTTTTTATTTCTTTTGGTTTATTGTTGTTAAAATATATATCTTGTATATCGTCCAATGAAATTTTGCCTTGCTGTAGCTTTAAAATATTTCGGTAATTTTTCATTCTTTGCAACACCTGTTTTTGTTGGTTTTCAAACGCTATTTTTTTAGACTCAGGACTATTCCCAATATTTGCCTTCGAACAAAGTGGTTCTCTGTCTTTTTCTGCTAAAATATGGTCACCTTTTAACAAGGCATCGTTGATTTTATTAAAATTCATATCTTTTATATTGGCAACCATTGAAAGTGTTTCGTCTTCTTCAAAACAAGTATTTGACTTTATGGAAATATCTTCCACAAAACCAAATTTAGTGTATAAACAAAGACCACTTATATTGCAGTATAATCCAGCCAATTCTAATAGTCCATAATCGATTTTTTTTTTTTTTAATGCGTATATATACATGTACAACAACACACGACCAACAACGGAACAACCACTTACACATTTTGTTTCCATACCAGTATGTCGATGCTTTTTAGGCGCACATACCAAGTTTAG